CTTGCGGAGAAAGAACTTAAGGTCAAGTCGTAAGAGGTAAAAACGGAATCAATAGTATTAAATATAGAAACGTATGATTCGAAAACGTAACATGACCAAAATTGAATTTCAGGAGTGGTTTAACTCAAAATTAATTACGACAAGTGGAGGTTGTAAAGAATGGTCTGGATGTAGATTTAAACAGGGATATGGCGTAATACGAATATCTGGAAAAAATCTTAAAGCACACCGGGTATCTTTAGAACATTCACTAGGACGTCCATTGAAAGAATCAATGCATGTTTTACATTCATGTAATAATCCACCTTGTTGTAATCCAGATCACTTACGAGAGGGAACTAATCAAGAGAATGTAGATGATAAACTTCGTTCAAATAGACAACCACGTGGACAAACAAATGGTAAAGCAAAACTTACTTTAGATCAAGTTAATGAAATTAGACAAAATCAAAAAGGTCTTAGTCAGTATCAACTTGCTGACCAGTATAATGTAAAGAGACCTTGTATTGCAAAAATACTAAGCGGTAAAACATGGAGTTTAAACATGGGAGCGTTAGTGTAAATAAATGCCTCGCACCGAACTTCCTAAATTTGACGATGATGGACGTCCAGTTGATTTTTTAGATGAAGACCCAGAGATTCCTACACAGAAATATTGTGTTGTTTCCTTCATCAGTCCTGAGAAGGTTATTAAGCAGAAGCAGGAGTTCATGTTTGAAAAGTTCGTGGAGTGGATGGATTACGAGTGGAAGATCAAGGGACTTGAAAACTTCATGGCCTTTTTGTCCAAGAAGTATTCTGTCAAGATTGATGATCTTTTGAAAGATGCAAATGACTATGTGAGTGTGCGTAAGGAGGAAGTCAAGAAGACGGATATTCATGAGCAGTATCAAATCTTCTTACTAAAAAACGAGAAGGACCTTCAGGAGATGTATGATAACCAAGTGGAGTTCAGAACTAATATGCGTGGTGTCAAAGTTCGTCGTGCATTTGCAACCGTTGAGGAAACTCAGATGTTTGCTAAAGTTCTTCAACGTCGTTATCCAAAAGACAACTTATATATCGGTAAGGTAGGTGCTTGGTTGCCTTGGGATCCATCGGAGCATTTGATGCCTGAGGTTGAGTATGCTGAGAAGGAGTTGAATGAGCTTATGAGAAAATATAAGGAGAACGAATCCAATAAGGAGATGTTCTTTGCTGAACAGCGTGAAGAATCAATCAAGGCTCAAAAGGAAGAGAATGAGCGACGCAAGAAGGCAAATGCATTAGAGGCTGCTCAAGAGAAGAAGACTTTGGAGGATGGATTAGCAGATGCTTCTAAGCCTATTCATCCAAGTGAAGGAGCCCTGCGAGAGTAAATTCAAATCTAATCACGACCACCGCCTTCTTTTCGAACCCACACAGAAGGAGCTGCATTCTTTTTACGGAGTGAAGAAGCATTATAATCATCTGCAGCTAACATAGCAGACTGGAAAGGTCTGTTATCAGCCCATAGCGATTGATCACATAACCTAAATGGAGGGTGTTCCGATGCCTTATACCAAAAGACTTGGTCTTCAAGCTTATTCGAACTCACGTTATTGCAAATGACTAGACCTTCATAGTTCTCTGTACATTGATCCATGAAATCACAGAACATCTCAAATGTAGGAAACATACCTGCGTAATTCTCGTAAATTCTACGACGATTACCTAGAATATTCTCACGAAGAATGAATACGAAATCTACGTTGGTTCTCAAGTTAGGTGTAATACCTAAAGGATACTGCATTGTGATAATGGTCATCATATCGAGGTGCCGACCGTTCATGAACACAAATCGAGTTGATTCTTCATTGATCCACTCTTTTGCAGCATATAAGCAGTCATCTAAAATCATGAATGCACGAGGATCAAATGGCACTCCGCTTGCTTTAGATTTCAAAAATCTCTGTTTGGCTGCAAATTGTCGCTTGATAAAGTTTTGTACTTTTCCAGGTTCATATTTATCATGAATTAGTTTGGAAGGAACAAAAGACTGAAAATACTCGTTCACTGCTTCAGTAGGCGAAATGACGAGACCTGCAGGGAAACAGTCTTGAACATTAAAAAGCAAATCACGAGCTAAGAAGGATTTCCCTGTATCCTTCTTTCCAATGATCACGATCATCGGACTTTTACGCGAATCCATTCCACATCGATCTTTGATCATATCCATATTAAACTTTTTGAGCTGGAAATTCATCTTGTTCTCCCCGTCGTTTATTTTTTCACATTCATCACCGAGACATTTCATAATGGGAAAGGATTTGAAAACAACTCCCTTGACACTTAAACTCCAACGTATGCCGAAGTTAGATGGAACGCATTGGTCAATGAATACGTTGCAACCCTTTTTTCCGTGTCTTGAGAAACTTTTTAAGACAGATACGATTGCTGGAATTCATGAGTATGGAGTTAAGCTTGGAAATCCAATTGAATCCATTGTAGATAGTGATCATGTTAGAGTAGGTGGACATACAATTCCTGTTCATCGCAAGACAACCATGATTTTATCACCATTCAAGACGATGAGAGGAGATTACGGATCGTTTGGAGTTCCTAAACGAACAGATGTAGCAGACGACATGCAAGAACGTATGCAGAGCCCTCATACAGCTGCCTATGTAGGTGCAATTACATCGATTGTACTCTCTGAATCTGAATGTCAACATTTTCCTAAAGTCTATGGTGTCTACGTTGGTCTTTCAGACTCTCATACAATTGATATTTCAGATGATTATGAAGATTTAACTGAGAAGTCTTGGTTTGCAGATAAGATTGGAAAGACGTTTGAACTCAAACTTAGAACAGCAGGTCATGATGCTGAATTTAGTCATACTCGAAGAGCTCGTATTGCGATGGAAACTACAGATGAGATTGAATTGGATGGAGTTGAAGAGATAGATGTAGAAACTGTTTTGACACCTGAAGAAGAAGGATCCGTTGAACCTTATGATATGGCGTCTTCTGAATCACCTGAACAAGAGGATGATGAATCTGATGAAGACGATGTATACGAAATTGAGTCTTGTGGATGTTCTGATCTATTTGAAGAAGATGAAGATCAAGATGATGAAGATCCTGAACCCTTTGCATGGGCTACTTTCAAAAATGTTCCTGTTGTAACCACTGTCATGGAACAATGTGAAGGCACATTCTACGATCTTATCAAACTCCATCCTGAACCTGAAAAGCATGTTGCTTGGGTTTCGCAAGTTGTCTTTGCTCTAGCCTATGCTCAGCGCAATTTTGGATTCACTCATAATGATCTCCACGGAAACAATGTGATGTATGTGAAGACAAATCAAACTCATTTGATTTACCAACATGGATCTCAACCCTATAAAGTCCCTACATTTGGATACCTTATCAAACTAATTGACTTTGATCGAGCTATTGTCAATGTGCGTTTAACTGGATTGAAAGAGTCCAAATTGTTTATGAGCAGTCAGTTTCAGGAAGATGAAGAAGCAGGAGGACAATACAACATGGAACCTTTCTACAACAACAAATATCCTCATATCAGCGCATCGTCGTCATTTGATTTAGTTAGGTTTGCTACGTCAGTCTTTTGGGATATGTTTCCTAAAGGACCGAAGGAGGAGACAGATCATCCATTATTCAGTGTGTTTATGCAGTGGATGAAACAGACTGATGGAACTTCAGTGATGTTCCGCAAAAAGATGGATAATCATGATCGTTATCATGGATTCGATTTATATAAGGCAATTGTGAGATACTGTGGAGATTCAGCAGTTCCTAAGAAGGAAATTGGACGCATGACTCAGTATCGTGCTACACCTTCTGCGGCGCAGTTAGGAGATGCATTGGTCATTGAATCATAATATTTACTAAATATAAATGGCTAAAGTTCGTAGTAAGTCTCGTCGTTTAAAACGGAAGAGTATTCGTAAAACTCGTAGGTCACATATGTCAAATATGTCGAATAAAGGTGGTTCTGAAGAAATTTCTTTCGATTTCAATGTTATTTTGAAAGGAGAACCCGGAGAATATGAAGATGCTTCTAAACATGTTGATAAGGTAATAAAATGGTATAAAAGTATGATTGCCGACTTTGAGGATGAATATGGAAATCCAAAAATTACCCATATTAGTAAAAATAAGTTTCATGGTTCTTATACTCCACTTTCTGAACCAAAGTACGTTAATGTAAAATCAGATGTTAAATTCTTTATTGATAGAGATGAAGATGGAAATCATCCCCTTAAGATTGGAAATAAAGAATTCTTAGTAATTGGAGAGTTAGACAAAATCTATTAAAACTCAGGTTTACCTACAAACATCTCTTGAGCTGCAGATGCGGCAGAAGTAACTGTTTCTACGACATCTGATCCTGCTTCAGTTCCTAAAGAATATAATACACCACTCGTTAGAACACCTGAACCTGCTACAATCTTACTTAGATCTGTGTAATCAACCGGCTGGATTTTTGCACGGCGATCTAACACATACAACAAAGCAGCTACAATCATTACAGCACCTACAATCATCGCAAGAGTCTGGTATTCCATTTGATTTTCAATGTGGATTGGTTTAGAGTTAGTTAGACGCACTTAAAGGTCCAGCTTTACAACTCCACTAGGCTGGGCGGCAGGTTCTTCTTCATCTTCATCCAACTCAAGCTTGATATCTTCGCCCATTGTTAGACGCGGGCGCTCTTCTTCTTCATCATCAGTTTCAAACTCAACTGTCTCTGATTCACCAAAGCTCAATGCTGGTTTAGGTTGTTCAACTACTTCAGGTTTAGGAGGAATGGGTGTATCAGGTCTTTTCTCTCCTTCAGGAACAGACTTTGCCTGAAAATAGGCCTTGCTAATATCCTTCCATGGAATGAAACTATCCACAACTTCATCCAGAGTTCCACTTAACATAGTTTCAATATCACGACGGTTACGTGATTGTTGTTCAGATGAAACATCAATGGTCTTGAACATATACGCATTGGACCAACACTTTCGAGCTGCTGCTTTGTAAAGTGTGAAAATGAACTTGGAAAGTGAAGGACGATCAAACTCAATGTTCACATGAGCCTCATCGGATTGCTGAAGAGAAGCAAACGCACGAATATAGCTCACAAAGACACCAAGAAGCAAATCTTCCATATATTCGCACTTTGAGACTTTTTCAATACGAGCTACTTCCGCATTCAGAATTTCATCAGTCCACTGGGGAACACGAGTCAAAAGGTTTTGAAATGTCTTGAGTGTTTCACCGGGTTGCTTATTACGAATACAGGCGGTCTTTGCGTTATCATAAATAGACCAAAGACCATCTGCGACATGTGGGATCAGGGTGCGACTCAAATTCTCGCGAAGGGATTGTTTAACAAATTCTGTGCTCATTTACTTAGACACAATGAATTGATGAATGACAATACGGACGCAGATGCCAAAGTTTGTCTTGATTTTAATGGTCAAGAATGAAGAGAAGATCATTCAACGATGTATGTCTTCCGTTGAAGGGTTGGTGGATGCATATATAGTGACTGATACAGGATCTACTGATAAAACAGTTGAACTTGCATCTGATTTTTTAACAACTCGCGAAGGAGCAATTGAACTATGTGATTGGAAAGATTTTGGACATAACCGAACAATCAGTTTCAAGAATGCTCAGTCGTATTGTAAAACAAAAGGATATGACTTGAAGAATACGTATGGATTATTGTTGGATGGAGATATGGTCTTTGTTCCTGGAAAACTTAAAGAACAATTACTTGGAGAAGTAGGATACACATTGATTCAATCAGCCGGAAATCTTGATTATCCAAATACACGTTTAATTCGAATGGATTATAATTGGATCTGTCGTGGTGTAACACATGAATATTGGGATGGAGAATCTAAACATCTTTCAAAAGACATTGCTTATATTGATGATCGTAACGATGGTGGATGTAAAGAAAACAAATTTCCTCGTGATTTAGCATTACTTCTTAAGGGTGTAGAAGATGAACCAGATAACGTTCGATATTGGTTCTATCTTGCGCAGACTCATCACTCAATGGGAAACTTGGAACAAGCAATTGAAGCTTATAAGAAACGTATTGAAATGGGAGGATGGTATGAAGAAGTTTGGTATTCTCATTACATGATTGCTAAAAGTTATGAAACTCTAAAAAATCCAATTCTATTTGAAGAATGGGTTCAAAAAGCATATGAATTCTACCCTAAACGGTCTGAAGCATTATATCAACTTGTTAAATATCTTCGTGTCAAAGGAGATTTTTTTAAGGCAATACATTATATTCGTTTAGGTAAGCAGATTCCTTTTCCAACTGATTCACTGTTTATTGAACGAGATGTATATTCAGGGCTTTTTGAATATGAAGAAACTATCTGTAAGTATTATACTTTAGGAACTAAACGTGAAGCATTAAGAGATTCAATGAACTATTTGATGTCTAATAAACCATTTCAGGATAATGTCTATACTAATATGCGTTTTTATATTGAAATTTTAGAAGGTGAGCCAAAACCTTATCCAATTCCACGAGACCTATTTGGGCCTAACTTTCATCCTTCACATGTTTCATTATCACCCCCGTATCATAACATTCGATTTGTGAACTACAATTTGAATCATACGAATACAACGTATACAATGAAAGATGGATCCTATTCAGACACAAATCCAGTCATGACACAGAATGCTTGTTACAATGAAGTTACAAAGGAGATTACATTGATGGATGACTTATCTACAAATTTACCAAAAATTGAAGCGCGTGTAAAGGGTCTTGAAGATGTACGTATCTACAAAGATTCATTAGGAGAATTGCGATTTACAGCAACAGTTGCTGAATATGTCCCTTATCATGCAATATTACGTGGAAAGTATGATCCAGATACTGGAAAATATAGCGATTGTATTGTGATGGAATCACCCACTGGATCAAAGTGTGAAAAGAATTGGCTTGCAATTCCAGGAACAGATGATGTTATTTATAATTGGTTTCCTCTTCAAGTTGGAAAGTATCGTGGATCCAAACTAGATATTCATACACGATACCCGACACCGTGGTTCTTTCGTCATTTGCGTGGATCTGGAGCACCTGTTAGAGTTAAAAATGAGCTGTGGGCTCTGACGCATTTTGTCATCGGAGAACACCCTCGACATTATTTTAGCTGTATAGTTGTACTTGATGGTAGAAGCTATCATCCGAAACGTATTTCAGTTCCATTCTTATTTCATTCTACTTTTGTAGAGTTCTGTAGTAATCTTAGAGTCAAAGGAAAAACGATTACCTGTATTTATTCGACATTAGACGATAACCTTTCTGAGATTTCATTTCAAATCAAAGATGAAGATTGGATTCAAGTGTACAGATGACGCCATGACTCATTGATCACTTTAGACTCAACCAAGAGTGCCTTAATATCTTCAGGTGTAATAGACATTGGCAACTTAACTGCCTTGTAGAATGGATAACTCTTTGCGGTCTTCTCATCAGCAATTCTTAAAAGGTTGATGCGAGTGACTAATGTTTCAACGGATCGAATCAGAACACGAACACCTTCTTCCTCATTTGAATACTCTGAAATCATGAACTTGACTGCTTCATCTGAGATAGTCAAGTCATTTTCCATGTTTAGACGCTTAAGAACTTGAGGCCAGACATATTGTCTGAGAATGACCTTCTTGTCTTCAGCTGTATATCCAGAACAATTGATCACTTGCATACGATCTTTCAAGATTGGATGAATTTTGGTTTCATCATTGAAGGAGAATACAAATAGACATTGACTTAAATCGAAATCAACTCCCGCAAAGTATCGGTCGTGGAAATGAGAGTTCTGTGATCGATCTGTCAAGTGAATGAGCATTGAAATGATCTCCTCACCATGTGCCGTTGTAGAGACCTTATCCAACTCATCAAAGTAGATCACTGGATTCATACATCGTGCTGACATCACGGCATCTGCAATACGACCCCATGTAGCCCCCTCGTAGGTATATGAGTGGCCAACGAAGTTTGCAGAATCCGAAGCACCGCCCAAAGAGAAGAATTCAAATGGACGCTTCAAAACTTCAGCTACACCGTGACGGGCAAACGACGTCTTTCCTACACCCATAGGACCCTTAAGAGCAATCACATTTCCAACGGAGGTTGGATTTGCGATCCATTGAGCTACAATCTGCATGATCTGTGCCTTAGCAGCGTTCATGCCGTAGACTGCATTATCCATTGTGACCTGAGTATCCGCTAGGAACTTAGAACAACCTGCTCGGTCTTCAGAGAACTTGACTGGAAGAGGAACGACCTTTCCAAATGGAATGCGAAGGAACCCATCTACCCAAGTCTTGAGTTTGTGAACTTCTCCACCATCTACATCCATCTCATTTAGTACATCAATCTTACGAATGACGGTTGCCTTGAGCTGATCTGGAATCGGAAGTTCAAGCACTCTGAATTTATAGGGAACTTCGCCATCAGATACCAACTTTGCAAGACCTTTCATCTTCTCGTTGAGCTTACGCTTCTTAGATTTCGAAAGATCTTCAAAGTAGTCTTCCTCTTCTTCATTGAGAGATAGAGCTGGTTCTTCAGGATCTTCACGACCCTTGCGATGACGTCCTTCACGACGTCCTGGTGACATACCCTTTTCAGGTCTAACATACTTATCCATCAAATGTGCGATGAAATCTTCTTCCTCTTCCTCAGACTCATCGTCACTTCGTTCATCAATGTCTACACGACCCTTACCCTTACCTCCTGCGAACTGGTGGATATGAAGCTTGACTGAGACTTTTGCACCTTTGGGGAGTTTGAGAGTGGATTCTTCTTCATCTTCGGATTCTTCTTCGTCTTCGGATTCGTCTTCGTCTTCCGATTCGTCTTCATCTTCTTCGCTCTCATATTCGGGTTCATCTTCATCTTCAGGTATATAGTCAGAATCATCTTGGTCTTCCTCCTCCTTTTTGGTCTTAAGGGTATCATCGTCTACCCATACGACGGGAGTCTTCCGAGCACGAAAATTGTATCGCTTAGGAGGCATTCTTGATGCTTCCTAATATTAAAAACAAAGTCGTATCCATTTTTAATGGAGGAGATCAGGAAAATTGTGAAAGACCTAGAAACAGAGAACAATCGTGTTTCTGCAAGTGATCCAGGGACTGTCACTAGCCTCGCCGTCGTCAAAAACTTTTTGAAGAATCATCGTGTTCTTTGTTATGGAGGAACTGCAATTAACAATCTATTACCTAAGGAAGATCAATTTTATAATCCAGAAGAAGATGTTCCTGATTATGACTTTTTCAGTAAGACGCCTCAAGCTCATTCAGTGATCATTGCAAATAAACTTAAAGCTGAAGGAATTGCGTCTGTTGAAGTTAAGCCAGGTATGCATTTGGGAACTTTTAAAGTGTTTGCAGACTTCACAGGTGTAGCAGATATCACACAATTAGATGAGGAAATTTTTGATCGTCTTTGGGAACAGGCAGAAACTCGTGATGGAATTCATTATGTTCCTGTCAACTTCTTAAGAATGTCTATGTATCTTGAACTAAGTCGTCCACATGGTGACGTATCTCGTTGGGAAAAGGTCTATTCTCGATTACAGCTTTTAAATAAAGCACATCCTACTACATGTAATAAAAACATCACAAAGCATCGCGAAGAACTTACGGACGAACAACAAAAAGGAGTTCTCAAACTTTTGAAGAATGAGCCTGTTGTTTTGTTGAGTGTAAGTGCTGCTGAAATCCATCTTGATAAAAATTGGACAACTCCTATTGGTCTTTTAGCTGAACGTGAAACGATTGAACGATTAACAAAAGGAGAAAATGTAGAAGTGAATGAAGAGAATGATATTCTTCCGCGTCGAACCTATGTTATGAATTCAGATGGAACAAAATCATTATTTCGATTTTATGAAACAACTGCATGTCACAGCTATCATGAGATGGAAAATGGTGTTCGAGTTGCGAGTATTCCTACAACGCTTCAGTTCTTCTTCGCGTACCTCTATTCAGGGGCACAAGAAGACAATGTTGCTAATGTTCTTTGTATTGCTCAGAGACTGGTAGATATTGCAAAATCTAAGGCTAAACGTCGTTTTGACATATTGACTCCAAAGGAATGTATTGGTATACAAGAAAGTTTCGTTGAAATGAAACGTAATAAGGCTGAGTTATTTGAACAACTTGGTAAAGATAGATCCTCTAAGAAGTTTTTAGAAAACTTTTTCACATACAATCCAGATGATACAACTTCTAAAAAGAAGGCTAAAACAGCTGTTAAAAAGCTCAAATCTAGTTCCGAAACGAAAGACCAGTGAGAGGTTGATAGGGTAATCCTACGCAAGTTGCACATCCCTCTTTACGTCCTTGAAGAAACTGAATGAACGAATTATATCCAGTTGGAGCACGATTACGGAACGCCGTAGGTGTGCTTGAATTGAACATTTGATACACTCCTTGAACACGAGCACGTGCAGTAATATCTGAAGCATCACGAAGACGCATAGATTGTGCTCCTATAAAAGCAGGTACATCTCCAGAAGCAAGACTATTTTGACCTCCTGCGCTCATTACAACCTAACAAGAATTAAGTTCGTCCAACGTACCATGTCAAATCATAATACTGAGGACCTGAAGGCGGAATAGTTAAATCATCCTTAGGAATATCCGCCGTCAATGCAGCCACTTCGCCTGCTGACAATGACCTAGGTGTGTATTGAAGGTTTGATAAAACACCATCCCATCCTGCTGCTGCATTCGATCCCATTGTGATCACAGCATCATTCTGCTTTGGAAGCTGAAGAAGTGTGTGATGTTGTCGGACTACACCATTAATGTAAATATCCACTGAATCTTGATCGACTACAATTGCAAAGTGAATCCATTTATTTGCAGTAATATTGGAAATCAAGATAGTTTCAGGTGTATCTGCAAATGTTTTAATAACTACCAAAATAGAGTTAGAAGTTGTATCCAAATATAAACCCGGACAATCGTCTTTTGTAAAGATAACTCGTTTTTGCCCATAGTTATACGTAAAATCCTTAACTAGAATCCAACCTGAATAAGTGAATGTAGCACCTTCTTTCTGATTAAATGATCGACTTAGTTTATCCCCTGGTACGGTTTTTAACTCCTTACCTGAAATGGATCCTACTAATAGATCGATAGCGTCTGTTGATTTTTTATAACTAAATACGCGCCAAAGAATCAATCCAATTAATATGACAGCGACAACACCTGCAATAATTGTAAATGTACTCATTACACTTTAGTTAGAAACAAACCTTTTACCACTTAGACGAAGTCCTCCTGCACGTATTGCAAATTCAGTAGCAGGAAGAACAGCACCTCCATTCACCCATATCATTTTTAGCATTGTTTCACAAGTTGTATTTCTCTGCATTTCAGCTGTTCTAGGATGAACAGTTCGACCTCCTAAATTGTAAATATAATGAATTCTAGATGGATCAGATGTATATTCTTTACGAAGATTGCCAGATTGTGCTAAACGAATAGTCCAATCTAAATCTTCTCCTTGAGAAGCATTTTGAAATTTAATTAACTTTCCAAGTTCAGATAACATTACATTGAGATGATTGGGTGGACGCATAAATACATCTCCTTCACACATGGGTTTATCCAAAGTATTCTCTAGACTATGTGTGAATGTATATTGATTCATCTGACCTCGAAGACGACAAACATCATAGTTTCCTTCAATCGTTGCAAGAGCATCTTCAAAATATGCATCTGTTACTAAATCATCATCATCCACAAATGACATGTATTTTCCCTTAACACTCATGAGAAGCTCTTGACGTTTAGTTCCAATCTTCTTTTCACGATTATCAAATGAAAGACGAATTTCAATTTTG